GACTGAGCGTTCTGATTATAGTGCTATTACTACTTGGGGTATCTTTACACCTGTTGAAGGGGAGGGAGATGCCATCATCCTGCTTGATGCCGAAAAAGGAAGATGGGACTTTCCAGAGCTTAAAGAAAAAGCACACGAGTTGTGCGAAGCATATGATCCTGACATGATATTGATAGAGCAAAAAGCTAGTGGTACACCATTAACACAAGAGCTTAGACGTATGGGAATACCAGTTACTCCGTTCACACCTAGTAAGGGTGCAGATAAGTTTGCAAGAATGAACGCTTGTGCGCCTGTGTTTGAAAGTGGTATGGTTTGGAGACCAGATGCTAATTTTGCAGAGGAGGTTGTTGAGGAATGTGCCAGTTTTCCTCATGGTGATTATGATGACTTGGCAGATTCGATGACACAGGCTATACTAAGATTTAGACAGGGTGGTTTTATCACTACTCCTGATGACGATGAACAAGAACCAGTTTATAGAAGAAAGATGGAGTATTATTAATGGCAGACCAACTTACAAAGAATATGCAAAAAGCTTTAAAAAATTTAAAAGTATCAGATTTAACAAAAGTTCAAGAAGTAAAATTACCCTTTGATAAAGAATTAGACAAACTTGCAGAGACAATGAAAAAGCGAATACAGAACAAAGAAATGGGTGGTGAAGTTGTTGATATGACTAAGGCACAACCTGTCGGTATGATGGATGGTGGTAAAGTTAAGAAGATGAACATGGGTGGTGTCATCGGTGGTCGTGGTGGTAAATTTAAAGGTATGAGATAGTGTCTGACGAAGCAGATAGAAGAAGAGCTTATGCAGAGTTAGCTGGACGAGGACAGCCAGTACCAGGCAAGAATTTTGGTGTTATAAAAAAAGGCATTAAAATTAAAGATGATCCTCCTGTTAAGACAATTGATATGACTAAAGCAAAACAGTTAAAATTGTTTAGATTAGGTGGTCTTTCATCTGCTGATCCTATTGGTGACAAGAGAAGAAAAGAAGATGCTGCAGCTTTAAGAAAACTCAAAAAAACTGGTAAAGCTAGAAAGATTAGAACAAAACCAGTAAAGTTAACTATACAAAGTGCAAGCATAACTAAGCCAGCAGGTATGAATATACAGAAAAACATGATTATGCCTAAAATGGCAAAAGAAGGAGGTCTTATGACAAAAGGTAATTTACGAGATGCAATCGAAAAAGTTAAAGCTAAAGAAATGAAAGTCGGAGGTGAAGCAGTTCCACCAAAGTTTAAAGGGTTTTCAAAACTACCTGAGCCTGTGCAACAAAAGATGAATCCAGATCTAGCTGAGAAATTTGGTATGGGTGGTGATGTTAAAGGCAAAAAAGGTAAAAATATATGTCGTGGTAGAGGCATAGCAAGACCAGGTACAGGATTTACAGTAAGGTAATAAAATGGCAATTGAAAAGGTAGACGGAGTAGAAAACTTGGACGCACCTCAAGGTGTTACATCTATTGAGATAGAGGAAGCACCAATAGGAGATAACATCACTGAAATGAATGATGGTTCTGTTGTTATTGGTGAAGTAGAGGAAGAAGTCGCTCCAATACAAGTTCCTTTCAATGCAAACCTTGCAGAGTTCATTGATGAGGCTGAACTTGGTCGTATATCATCTGAGATGGTCAATGAAGTACAAGAAGATATAAACTCACGAAAAGAGTGGGAAGATCAATACAAAAGTGGATTAGAATTACTAGGAATGAACTACGAAGACAGAGCTGAACCCTTTGAGGGTGCTTCTGGTATAGTCCATCCTTTACTTGCTGAATCTGTTACACAGTTTCAAGCACAGGCTTATAGAGAATTACTACCTGCTGGAGGTCCTGTTAAGACAGCCATTATTGGACAAGAAACTCCTGAAGTATTAGCACAGGCTGAACGTGTTAAAAATTTTATGAATTATCAAATAACCTACGAGATGGAAGAGTATGATCCAGAGTTAGATCAGATGTTATTTTACCTTCCAATCGTTGGATCATCATTTAAAAAAGTTTATTTTGACCCATCATTGCAACGAGCAGTGTCTAAGTTTGTTCATGCAGAGGACTTAATTGTTCCTTACAATGCAACAGACTTAAAGACATCAACAAGGATATGTCATGTTATTCGCATGGACTCGAATGAAATAAGAAAGTTGCAATTATCTGGGTTTTACAAAGATATTGAGTTACCTACATCTGATTCCGATGGAGCAGATTACAATGAGGTAAGAGAAACAATTAAAGATATAGAAGGCATACATTCAGAGTCAAGTTACAACGAAGAATTAACATTATACGAAATACACACCGATTTAGATTTGTCAGGTTTTGAAGATATGAACCAGATGGGCGAAGCTACTGGATTAAAAATGCCTTATATCGTTACAATCTTGGAGAAATCTGGTGAAGTATTATCGATCAAAAGAAATTTCAACGAAGCCGATCCGTTACGCAGTAAAATACCTTACTTTGTACACTATAAGTTCTTGCCTGGTCTTGGCTTTTATGGCTTTGGTCTTACACATATGATAGGAGGCTTGTCTAGAGCCTCAACATCTATACTTAGACAATTAATAGATGCAGGAACATTATCAAATCTACCTGCTGGATTTAAAGCACGAGGTGCAAGAATAAGAGATGATGAAACACCTCTTAATCCTGGTGAGTTTAGAGATGTAGACATGGTCGGTATGGATTTACGTCAAGCTATTATGCCATTGCCATTTAAAGAACCATCACAAACTTTATATTCTTTAATGGGAACATTAATTGATTCAGGAAGACGTTTTGCATCAATGGCTGATATGAAGGTTGGTGAGATGCAGGGTAATGCACCTGTAGGAACGACTATGGCTATTATGGAACGTGGCACAAAAGTTATGTCTGCTATACATAAACGTCTTCATTATTCACAAAAAGTAGAATTTAAAATACTTGCAAGAATATTTGCAATGGGCGTGCCTATGTATCCTTATCAAGTGCCAGGCGCACCACCCGAAATTAAACAAGCTGATTTTGATCAAAGAATTGATGTTCTTCCAGTATCAGATCCAAATATATTTTCTATGTCACAACGTATTGCTTTAGCGCAGACTCAATTACAATTAGCTCAAAGTAATCCTGATATACATGGACCTAATGGTATGTATCAGGCATATAGAAAAATGTATGAGGCATTGGGTGTGACTAATATTGATACGATATTACAACCTCCCCCACAACCAATGCCCATGAATCCAGCAAAAGAGAATCAAGAGGCATTAAGAGGTGCAAGATTGCAAGCATTTCCTGAACAGAATCATCAAGCTCACATATCTGCACATTTAGCCATGATTGCCACTCCAGTAGCACAATCTAACGCAGCTATAGTCATGTCACTTCAAGGTCATATATCTGAACATATTGCTATGATGTCAGAGATACAAGCTCAACAGGAGATAAGTGCTAATATGACACCTGAACAACAAGCTATGATGCAACAAGACCCTAATGCAATGAAACAATTTCAAGATCAAGTGGCATCAAGATCTGCTGAAATAGCAAGTGAGGTAAGTGAGCAATATGCACAATCAATAACACCACCTCCATCTGAAGATCCATTAGTGTCAATAAGAAAGCAAGAATTAGCATTAAGAGGTCAAGAAGTAGCTCAAAGACAACAACAATTTGAAGTTGAGCAGAAATTTAAAGAAGACAAAGAGAGAAATGATGTTCTACTTGATCAACAAAGACTTGATCAGCAAGAAGAAATAGCTAATCAAAATGATCAAACAAAAAGAGACATAGCATCTTTAAAAGAAATGAAAGGATAAATCATGGTTAGTTCAGTTAGAGAAAAAATTAATGAGGTAGAAAAACAAAAAAAAATAAAAAGAAGACTTATAAAAGAAGGAGTGATTGATGCCGTTGAAGAAAGGCAAAAGTCAGAAAACAATCAGCCAGAACATCAGGAAGTTGAGGTCAGAGAAATACCCACAGAGACAAGCAGTAGCGATAGCATTGTCGAAAGCAGGGAAGAAAAAGTCAAAACCTCAAAGCCAAAAAAGAAAAGTAAAAAAGCCAGTAAAAAAACGTAGTGGTGGCATAATAAAAAAGTTTTCTGACATAGCAAAACCACAAAAATTTAAGGGTATTTTTTAATGGAGAACTATCATTGATCCTGCAACTATAGGTGTAGCCATAACTGCAGCCAACACTGCATTTAACGCAATAAAACGTGGGTTTCAAGCTGGACGTGAAATAGAGTCTATGGGCAAAGATCTTGGTCGTTGGATGACAGCTCTAAGTGATATTGATAATGCAGAAAAATCTGCAAAAAATGCTTCACCCCTTAGAAAATTATTCAAAGGTAACGAAATACAAGCCAGTGCTATAGAAGCTTTTACTGCAAAAAAGAAACTTGAGGCTCAGCGTCAAGAGTTAAAGACTTTCATAAACTTTCATTATGGAGCTAATTCATGGAATGAGATTTTAGAAATGGAAGCAAATATTAGAAAACAAAGAAAAGAAGAGGTTTATGCCAGACAAGAATTTATTAGAAAGATATGGGAATACATAGGATATTTCGTCTTGTTTTGTACAGTTATAGGATTTATATTTTTTCTTGCTTGGGTTTACAAAGAGAGTAGAAGATGAATGAAAAACCAATTAAATTAAAAATTGATGAAAACAGTTTTGAGTTGTCATTAAGAATACTAGGCAATGAGTTTGTAGCTATAAAGATAGGATCAACTAATTTTAGTGGAAAACTTATAGCAGGTGGTGTTCTTTTATTATTTTTTACGTTAATATTACTAGAGGGTTTCGGCTTAAATGAAATATTATTAAAATGAATTTTGAAACTTTTTTAAAATGGAAAATTCTTCCTAGATGTATGATGTTGGCTAGTACAGTAATGTCTTGGAGATGTGCTGAATGGTTTATGAATTTAGACGAACCAACTATGCAACAATCAGCTTTTGTATCAGTTGTAATGGGTGTAATGACAGGTATATTTGGTATATGGATGGGACATGAACACAAAGGAGATAATTATGGCACTAGCACCAAAAAAGAAAAGTAAAATTAAAAAAGTTATTAAAGGTTTAAAAAAAGCAAGTGCTTTACACAAAAAACAAGCTAAATCTTTAAAAAGTGTAATGGGCAATAAAAAGAAAAAGTGATTAGTTCGTGGCAAAAAAAGATCCAAAAACTGGTACAGGAAAAAAGCCTAAAGGTTCAGGCAGAAGACTCTATACTGACGAAAATCCAAAAGACACTGTTAGAATTAAATTTGCAACTCCTGCTGATGCTCGTGCAACAGTTAGAAAAGTTAAAAGAATTAACAAGCCTTATGCTAGAAAAATTCAAATCCTTACTGTTATGGAACAAAGGGCAAAAGTAATGAAAAAAGCAGAAGTAGTAAGAATTGCTAAATCTGCTAAAGAGTCATTAAAACGTGCTAAGAAAAAATGACTGTATTTATGCTTATGTGTTATTTAAATGATGCTTTTAATGGTGGAGTGTATTTTCGAAACATTAATGATTGCTTGTATTTTTCTGAAAGATTAAGTAGTCAAAAAATAGAAGTTCCGATTAAAGTTGAAAATTATGAGTGTATGTGTAAACTTATACCAAATATAGATCCAAAAAAAGTGAAGGTATATTAGGAGGTAGCCATGTTACAAGCACTTATAGGTCCTGCAACAAAATTACTTGGAAAATTTGTAGAGGACAAAGACACCAAAAATAAACTCGCCCATGAGATAGCAACTATGGCTGAGAAACATGCTCAGCAATTAGCTCTTGAGCAAATCAAAGTAAATCAAGAGGAAGCAAAGGGTAATTGGTTTCAATCATCGTGGCGACCCCTTATAGGATGGATTTGCGGTCTTTCCCTTGCAATCAACTACA